ACCCCGTATGCCATTGGCGTCGGGGTTTTGTTTTTGCCGTGCCTTTAGATCACATCAACAGACAGTGTTGGTGTCGTTTCTTGAACCGGGGCGCGGTGTGGACGGTTGGCAGAGTCCGGTTGATTGCAGTGGCTTGCTAAGCCGCCGAACGTTATTTTTGGCGTTCCGCGAGTTCGAATCTCGCACCGTCCGCGAAGTATCGAGGGTCGCTCCCTTGGTGCTTTATGAGGTTGGCTGAATAAACCCGGATTGCATGTATGCCGGGTTAAGGCTGCGTCACGGCTTAGCGGCACCCTTTAGCGGGGGAAGTGTGACGAGGAACGCTACAGCGGTACACGGTTAGTGCATCACATGCTCGGCGTTGGTGGTAAAACGCAATCCACCACCTCGCAATTCTTAGCTCATCTACATGTCGTAGAAGGAGTTTCCTAGGTCGTTTCTATGAAGCGGCCTTTGTTTTCCCGATCTGGTCTGCTACGTAGGGGCTGGGGGTGGATGACCTACGGGTCGCGCCACAATCGGGGTCTGGCGGTAGGCACGTGGAGTGCGCGTCGGCTGTAACCCGACTGCCTTTGGCAATGGGAGTTCGATTCTCCCTGCCGCCACAATCGCAATGTAGTGCCAAATATCTGGTTGTTAGGACTGGGGCTGAATACCTAGGGGTCCCGGTCGCAGAGAACGTCGGGTAGCGCCCGGAGATCGTCGCATTATATTCGTGCGGCGCATTGCGAGATTTGGAGAGGCCAGCCGATTGGCGGCGGCAACTGTTCCGAAAACAGTCTGCCCTTACGGGCGTGTGGGTTCGACTCCCACTCTCTCCGCGGAGACGGCTGGTCGGACGTCTGACGAGCGAAATATTACGACCTATATGCCCGTGGCCGAGTGGTTCAGGCACCGGTCTCCAAAACCGGTTACGGAAGTTCGATTCTTCCCGGGTATGCGATGCCTTGAGAAGAGGCAGCTCTTGGCGGTGACAGCTTCTCAGTCATCGCCAGTCGCCGGCGGCGGCTTCACGCCATGCCGTACGGCAATAACTGAATAGCCTTCCTCTAGTGGGAGGCATGGCATTGTAGCTCAGTTTGGTGGAGCGGACGCCTCGTAAGCGTCAGGTCGCCGGTTCGAGTCCGGCCATTGCCTCTAGGTGCCGTCCGACCGCAGAACACGTCCTTTCTCTCGCTGCTTATGCTGCGCAACGGACGGCACCGTCCCCTTTATCAAGGAGTCGTCATGGCTTGGTCGAGTTCGAATCGCAGGGAACGGTTCAATCCGGGTTGGGAGCGGACTCGCAAGCTGATATTGGAGCGCGACCATCATCGCTGCCAGTGGCCGGTGACCGACGAGTTCGGTTTCACTCATATCTGTGGCCGTCCGGCCAATCAAGTGGATCACAAGGTTCGCAACCCGTCGCATGACGATGACTCCTCCGAGAACCTGCAATCCCTGTGCCAATACCATCACGAGCAGAAAACCTGTCAGGAGTCCGCCGAACAGCGTCGTAAGAACAGGGAGCGTCGGAAGGAAGAGGAATGGTATTCGCATCCGGCGTATCGACGGACTGTCTCGTAACGGGTTGCGGCGAGCTTGCCGCGGCCGATGGATTGTGCCGTAGCCATTACAATCGCAAGGCTTATTCCGGTAGGCCGGTGACGCCTATCCGTGCCCGTGTGTGTCCGATGTGCGGTATGGCGTTCCAGTTGACCCGATGCTCGAAGATTTTCTGTTCCCCTACTTGTCGCAAGCGGTTTCAACGGTTTCGGGCGAAGCACCCGTATACAACATTGGCCAGTGCCCCCAATCCGATTATCGAATCGGAGCCTTTGACTCCCGAGCCTGTGCGGAGCATGACGTATGGGGCTTTCACGGAGGCTGATATCTGGGCCAAGTGTGATGGCACTTGCAAGGGGTGCGGCAAGCCTGTTTCAAAAGACATTGACAGTCCGGACGCCGGTACTCCCGCGTGGATTGTCCCGCCCGAGGACGGTGGTGAGCCATCGTTCGAGAATCGGGCGATTTTCCATTACAGGTGCGTGCGACGCCACGTCTGACGCGCCTTCTGCAGAACGAAGCCCGTCATGGGCCGAAAGCTGGTGAGTCATGGCTGGGAACGGAAGGAAGGCGGCGAAGCCCAAGACGGGTGGCGGCTATGAGGTCGGAGCGCCGCTGGCCGAGGTGCCGGAGGATTGGACATTCGAGGAATTGGAGCCCATCGGCCCCGAACTACCGGACGCTTCCGAACTGAATCTTCTTGACGGCGTGTGGAGCCCGTTCGTCCGTAAATACTATGACGCTTTCCGTCGTACCCCTCAGGCGCGCCAGTTGCGCACGAAATGGGAGTGGTGGAATTTCTTCTACAAGCTGGCCGTCATGGACAAGAGCATCAAGAAACGCTCCTACGACGGACTGGCCCCGGAGATGCGTCAGTCCATGAACCAGTACGGTGATACGCCGGACGCGAAGCGCAAGTTGAAGATGGAGGAGCCGCAGGCGAACGACATGGCCGCTGGAATCGTGGGCTTCCAGATTCCCGATGACCCCAATAATGATTTCGACGAGCGTGCGCAGGCGGTGCTCTGATGCATGATGTCATCCCGAAACTCAACGCGAAGGACAGGCAGCGTTCGCTGGGCCGTCTTGCGGTGTGGTGGATCGAAACGTTCACGCTCATCGGTCGCGGCGACGCGAAGGGCATGCGTATCCGCCACTCCCCCGAATACTTCCAGTTCATCATCGACTGCTATGCGCTCGACCGTAATGGTAGGCGTAGGTTCGGTCAGGTGTTCCTCGCCCGTCCGAAGGGCTGCAACAAGAGCGGTTTCGCCGCCGAGATAGCCATGTTCGAGGCTTTCGGCCCTTGCCGGTTCGCCGGTTGGGCGAAAGGCGGGGAAACCTACACGTTCCTCGGCAAGACCTATACGTATCGCAAGGGCGAGCCGATGGGCCGTCCCGTGAAATCGCCTCTCGTGGTGTGTCTGGCCACCGCGGAGGAGCAGACCGGCGAGGTCTACGACACCATCTACTACAACTGCACCGAAGGGTATCTGAGGTTCCTTGCCGGCGATGGCATGGATGCGGGTAAGACCCGTATCCTGTGGCCGAAGACCGGCATGGAGATTCGATATTCGACAGCAGCCGCGCGAAGCAAGGACGGTGGCCTTCAGACGTTCGTGTGCTTCGACGAGGTTCACCAGTACAACAACAAGCGTCTGCGTGACCTGTTCGACATCATGACGCAGAATCTTACGAAGCGTGGCGTCGCCGCAGACCCGTGGTATCTGATGACCACGACCATGTATCAGCCGGGCGAGGACAGCGTGGCCGAACGCGCGTTCAAGACCGCGCATGATCTCATGGAGGGCCGTCTGCGTGGCTGGGAGGACCTGCTGTTCGACCATCGTTACGCCGACTTGGCGTTGGATGATTTCGCCGACGACGAGAAGCTTGAGCATGCGATCTACGAGGCGTACGGTTCCGCGATGAAATCGCCTGACGGCAAGGACTACATCTTTCTCCCCGATGGGCGCATGGTGCCGGTCGGCCCTGATGGGCGTTCCGCCGAAGGCTGGTCGTTGAGGGACGAGGGCGTCGAGCCCGGCCCTTCGAAGTACGGTTGGTGTGATTTGCGGCGAACCGTGAAGAAGATTCTCGACCCCGCGTATGACCCGAACAACGCCATCAGGTTCTACTTGAACTCGTTGGCCTCCGCCGTGGATGCGTGGCTGACCGAGGACATGATTAAATCGCATGCGGTTCACCGCGACATCGTGGACAAGGCCATCGCCTCGCGTGACCTGGGCCGGTTGAATGACGCTTGGCAGCAGGTGGTCTCCGACACCGACGAGATCACGTTGGGCTTCGACGGTTCCGTGTCCGATGATTCCACCGCGCTGGTGGGTTGCAGGATACGCGACGGCATGCTGTTCCTCATCAAATTGGAGCAGAAGCCGGACGGCCCGCAGGGCGCGAAATGGCGTGTTGACCGTGATTCGTTCGACGGCAGGGTGCGTTGGGTGTTCAACCATTACAACGTGGTCGGCATGTTCGCGGACACGGACGAATGGGAGCCGTACATCGCGCAATGGGAATTGGATTACGGCGACAGGCTTCAGGTGTATCCGAGGTCGAACGGCTCGCATATCCGCTTCCCGATGAACGGCTACAAGCGTGACGTGATGAGTGAATTGAAGACCATGCGCGCCGCGTTCAACGAGCCCATGAGAACCGTATCCAAATACGACGAGCCCGATGTGACGAACATCCAACTGTTCGCCGACCCTCGGCTCATCGACCATTTCCGCAACGGACGCCGCAAGGACAGGCCCGAAGGATACCTCGTGTTCAAGGAGACCCAGAACAGTCCCCATAAGATCGACGCCGCCATGGCCGGGCTCCTCGCCTACCGTGCCCGCGACATCTACTTGGGTGCCGCCGTTTCCAACGAAGAGGAGTCGTTCGCCCCCGTGCGCGTCTGGTGAATCTGATGAAAGGAGGCCGCATTGGCCGAACTGCAGAGCCTTATCCCCGGCGACGAGGAGCCTGACGGCGATGCCATGCTGCTGACCCAGCTGGCGAACGGCCTCGTATCCCGTATTCCGACCCTATGCACGTTGAAGACGTTCTACGACGGCAAGGAGCAGGTGCCGGTCAAATCGATTCCGAAAAGCACCAACCAGTCCGGCTACGCGGTCTACCAGAGGTTCGTCTCCATCTGCCAGTTGGATTTGGCGAAGGCCATCGCCGATGCGGTGATACACCGCCAGCGGCCCACCGGGTTCCGGCTCATCGCCGACAAGACGATGCGTTCCACTAAGGCGGACGACATGTGGTCCCAGTGCCGCATGGAATTGAAGAGCCGTCAGATGTTCCACGATCTCGCCGTATACGGCAACGCCTACGCACTGGTCAACAAGAACAAGCTGCCATCGCATATCACGGTGCTCAGCCCGTGGAACACGTACGTCTCCTCGGACGAGGATTCGGCGGTCAACTACTGGTACAAGGCCAGCGAGGGCTGCGAATATCTCGCCCTCTACCGTCTGATACGCAATGATGACGGCAGCGTGAAGGACGTCTACTGCCGCATCGCCTACAACGAGACCGACTCCCGAAGCCTCCTTGAAGAAGGTGACGAGGAGGAGATATACGGCATCGCCAACGACGATTCCAAGATTCATCCAACGCTGTCACCCACGTTCCAATGGGATGGCGGTGCGGAAAGCTCCTATGATTTCGCGGAGAAATGCGAATGCCTTCCCATCGTGCGCATGCACGCGCCGGGCGGCAAGGGCCAGTTCGAGCCGCATATCCCTACATTGGGCAGCATCGACCAGCAGCGTTTCCAGCGTTTCTGCATTCAGGAATTGCAGGCGTTCAAACAGCGTGCCGTGTCGATGAGCAACATGCCTCAGTTCTACAAGGAGTCCGACCCGCAGGTTCGTGACGGTTTGGCTCAGGCCGGAGACCGTATCGACTACAAGGATCTGTTCCAGCAGGGGCCCGACGCATTGTGGCTGGTTCCCGGTGACGCGAAGTTCTGGGAGTCCGGCGTCACGGACATCAACCCGCTCATCACCGCCGTGGCTTCCGACATCAAGCATCTCGCCGCCTCCTCCGGCACCCCGTTGGATATTCTCAGCCCGGACGTTTCCGGCAGCGCGGAAGGCGCACAGCTCAAGCGCGAGGGTCTGGTGTTCAAGGTCGAGGACATGAACGCGCGTGCCAATGACGGGTTCACCCGTCTCATGCGCATGGCGTTGGAGGCCGATGGCAACAGCGCCGCCGGCGAACGGTTCGAGACCGTGTGGAAGCCCATCAACCCTCCATCACAGTTGGAGCAGGCTCAGGCCGCGAACTATTCGAAGGGCATTCTTCCCGTCAAGACGAACATGCGCCGCAGCTACGGCATGACCGAGATCGAGATAGCCGAGGCCATGCAGGACCTCATGGACACGCAGTTCGCTCAGGCCATGGCCTCCGAGAACGCGATGATCGAAGGCAAGACCTCCCAGCAGTCGGCGGGCGTCCTGCCCGACGAGACGGATTCTCTCGCGTTCACCGATACCACGAGTGAAAACGACGTGGTGCAGGCGGATGAGCCCCCGACCGTGGACGGTGAATGATGGCCGTTATGACCTTGGAGGTCGCATCCAACGCGCTCCAATCCTCACGTCAGAGGCTCGTCAACGAGTATGTGAGGCTGGCCCGCACCATGTGGCTCAGCCTCACGCCAGCCGACTGGTGGAACGACGCCGTGACCTACGGCGCAGCCGCGAGGCTCGCATTGCTGGAACTCGCCCTGATAGGCCAGGTGCGCAGGCTGGGAATCAGCTACGCTGACCAGACGCTGCGCATGGTGGGCGTCGCTCCCGCCGGCAATGTGCAGCAGCTCGTCTATCCGAGGGTCAACACCGACCCGTGGCTGGTGGCCGCACGCCCCGCAGAAGACTATCGCGGCGAGGCCGTCAAGAACCCCGGCATAAGGCCGGAAACATGGCCCAAGAAGGGTGATGAGCTGTTCGATGAGGTCAACAAGTGGCTGCAATCCGCGTTGCAGCGATTGCAGACCAACGTGTGGGACAACGTGGAACGGGCCTCCACCGACGCCACATTGAGCCGGTATCGCGGCAGCAAGGTGCTCGAATACCGCAGGGTGCTTCATCCGGAGCTTTCCCGTTCCGGTTCGTGCGGCCTGTGCATAGCCGCCGCAGACCGATGGTATTCGACCGCAGCCCTGCTCCCCCTGCACGCGAACTGCAAGTGCGGCGTCGCCCCTGCGGGCTCCGACTACGATCCCGGATTCCAATTGAACTCCGACGATCTCAAAAAGCTCTACGAACAGGCCGGAGGCACCACGGCGGCGGCGTTGAAGAACGTGAGGGTCAAGACCATCACGCACGGCGAACTCGGCCCGATCCTCATGGCGCAGGACGCGAGGGATACGCCGAACCCGGTTCCCGGCAAGGATTCCGACAAGTGGACCACGCCGGACCGGAAAACCACGCTCCAACAGTTCCAGCGGATGAAGGACCGTGCGATCGAGTTCTCCAAACGCTACAAGCAGGTGTCCGACACCGGCAAGGAAGTCCACTTCAGATACGCGGGCCGAACCTACAGGTTCAAGCCGTCGATCCATCTGAGGCAATCATGGGCATACCAACGTGCCCTGCTCAACCAAGTGCAGTCGATGCTCGGCACCGCTGCCTAACCAAGAAAGGCCATCATGGCTAACAATCAGGAGAATCAGACCGTCACGGACGGTTCTCAGAACGCCGGTCAGACCGTCACGGCCAATACCGGTACGGATTACATCGCGAACAGCTCGATCACTGGTCCCATCACCGCTTCCAATCTCGCCGCCAATAGCGTGACCCCCCAGAGCATCATCGCCAACGCAGTGACCACCGAGAAACTTGCCGCGAACAGTGTCGATGAGACGGAAAACGGCCCCGACTGGAAGGCATTGTCCCGTAAGCACGAGAAGCAGGCCAAGGACAACTACGAGCAGCTTCGCAAGACCGAAGCCGCCTACGAGGAGTCCCAGAGCCAGCTGCATGACTTGCAGGTGGAAAACGCGCGCATGAAGGCCCAGAAGGCCCACCCGCAGATCAGCGATGACGTGTTCGCCCTGTGCGGTGAGACCGAACCAGAGAAGATTTCCGAATGGGCCGAAAAATACGCGGCACTCAATCCAGTTACGTCTCCGGTGAAGGCAGAACCTGTGCGGGAGAAGGCCGAACAAGGGGCACGTACCCGTGGCGAGGGAGACCCGAAGATTCGTTCCGGCTCGTTCGCGGACGGATACGCCGCCGCCAAGGCACGTCAGGAGCAGAGGCGCCAAGCCCGCTCCGCCAAGTAACCACAAACATTCAATCGAAAGGAAAAGCACATGGCATACGAGAATGTGCGCTCCACCGGCATCGTGACCGTGGAGGAGAACAACGAGTGGCGTTTCGGCAACCACACCGATGACGGCACCGTGAGCGTCACCCTCGACCTGTCCACGTTCAACGTGAACGACAAGACGAAGCGCGACAAATACCTGACCGGCCTGGGCGACAAGGCCACGACCATCTGGATCAAGAGCGGCATCCCGCTGGCCAAGATCACCGCCAGCGGCGAATACGGCCCGTATGACCCGAATGCTACCGATGGCCGTCAGAACAAGATCGCCGGCCTGCTGGAAAGCATGGTGGAGATCAGCGTCACGTTCGGCGGCTGGGATGTGGTCAACGGTGCGAACGTCGGCATGCGCTACCGTGGTGACATCATCAAGAGCAAGCTGCCGGTCGTTCCCGCCAACGACGCGGTGTGGGGCGGCAGCTTCTTCGACATCGAGGACGATACCGTCACCCCGCTGTCCAACGCTTCGGCCACCTCCAACATCACGGTTCCAGTAACGGTCACCGCGGCGAACATCACCGACGCCTCCACCGTCGGCCGCAGCATCCTGACCGCCAACGATGCCGCCGCAGCTCGCACCGCCATCGGCGCCGGCACCGGCAACTCGAATTTCGACGGCTCCTACAACAGCCTGAAGGACAAGCCGACGATTCCCCCCGCCTACACGCTGCCCGCCGCCACGGCGAACGCGCTCGGCGGCGTCAAGCAGGTGACCATCGCGGCGGACGCCAGCGCGGCGGACATCGTGACCGCACTCAAGACAGCCGGCATCGCCAAGTAACCAATCCAACAACCCTTATAAGCCCGCCCATTGTGGCGGGCTTTCGTATATCTGAAAGGAACCCTCAATGAGTGGAACCCTGGAAAAGAACATCATCAGCCCGTCCGAGGCGTCGGGTGTGGTGCAGTCCGGCTTCGATTTCATCGACGGCCTGCTGCCGTTCGGCTCCGTGTTCCCCGTCAAGTCGAATGACGGCAAGGACACGGTGACGTGGCAGAAGATCATCCCGCCGAAGGAGACCGACGCCATGAAGTTCCGCGCCTGGGACGCGGAGGCCGCTCACGGCAAGACCGTCGCCCAGTCCGGCGAGAACTACACGGGCCTTATCCCGCTGTCGAAGATGGGCCACATCTCCGAACGCGACGTCATCAACCACACGGGCGATTCCACGTGGCTGCATGACAAGGCCGTGGAAATCCTCACCCAGTTGGGCCAGGAAGCCGCCGTACGCATCGAACTGGCCCGCATCGCCGCCATGGTGGACGCGAAGATCACCGTCGAGGAGAACGGCCTGAAGGCCAACACGTGGACGTTCGACCGTCCGACCAGCATCTCCAAGCTCACTCCCGCCAAAGTCTGGTCGGACGTGAAGTCCGATCCGGTCACCGACGTGCAGAAGTGGGTGGACGCCATCAAGAAGGAGCGTGGCCGTACTCCGGGTGCCGCGCTGACCACCAGCAAGGTCATCGACGCGCTGCGCACCAACGAGTCGTTCATCACCGAATACACGGGCGTTTCCCTTGCCAATTCGAAGCCGCGCCTGACCCGCGCCGAAGTGCTGGACGTGCTGCGTACCGCCTGCGGCCTCGCCGACGTGCGCATGATCGACGTGCTGTACACCGACCTTGAGGTCAACAACGGCTTCAAGATGCCGGTGGATACGAACACGCTGATCCCCAACGGCACGTTCATCATGTTCCCGTCGTTCAACGATACGGGTCTTGGTTTCACCGCCTCCGGCCCGACAGCAGAAGGACAAGATCCCGAATACGGCATCAACAAGAGCGTGAACGACGGTTTCATCGGAGCCATGTTCTCCGGTGGCGCCCCGGTCAAGTACGACCTGTGGGCCAACGGCACGATGATGCCGATCCTGCAGGAGGCCGTCAGCACCGCGAAGGCTTCCGTCCTCGGATAGTAAGGAGGGGTCGTGGCTTCCATCGATTCCATCGACTGGCTGAAATGGTTGCGTGTCAACGCGCTCGACCAGCCCGACCTTCTCCTTGACCGGTTTCCCAACGCATGGCTGCTCAATGAGTGCGGGGTCGCTGCCGACATGGTTCAGGCTGAATGCCAGAACGTGGCCCCGCGTTATCAGAACGGCCTGTTGAAGGAGCGCACGCTTGGCTATGTGGTGAGCCAGATGGTGTTGCGTGTCGTCCGCTACCGGCAGTTCAAGACCGAATCGAACGGCAGCTACTCGTATACGAACTTCGATGCGCAGGACAATCCGCCCGGCAAGGACGGTTCCATGAACCTGTACGTGTCGAAACGTGAGAAGGCGCTGCTGGAAGGCCATTCCGACTCGATGGGCCCGATTGGCACCGTGCATATGGGTCTCGACCGCGCCTACGGCATGTGAGGCGCTTATGGAGACCTATGACATGGGCCACCTCTACGACGGGGTGGACATCGACGAGCTGGGCGGAGGTCACCTGTACGACCGTACGGAATTGACCGGCCATGGCGTCCGCCAATTGTTCGATACGGATTACGTGATCGTGGTCAACCGTCGTCATGTGCAGGACGCGCATGGAGGCTATCACGAGCAGGTCGGCGACCCGGTGAAGGTCGTGTGTTCGGTCGAAGGCCGCGCCCAGCAGGCCGGCATGTTCTCCATCAGTGGCGCCGAGGACAAGAGTCCTTCCGGGCAGAACGGCGGGGGCCTTCAGGAGGTCACGCCCTTGCAGATTCTCGCACGCCAGTGGCCTGGTGATATTCATTCGCGTATCTGGTACAAGGGCGACTGGTATGACGCCGATGGCTATCCGACATGGCGTGGCAACGGCAGCGTGCTTTCCCGTCATTGGGAGGTTCGCTGCCGTCGCGTGGTCATCGGCGGCTACGTGCCCGGCGGCATTCCCGAACCCGTATGGTCGAAGGAGGTGGGCGCCGATGGGCCGCGTGACCATCAGACCGGGGATAGGCCGTGACGTGGCGCTCATGTTCGGCCCCTCGATAACCCTCGCCGCAGCCGAGAAAGCGGCCGTCATGGTCAAAACGCAGATGGGGGTTGGAACGGTTGACGACCGTAATCATGCGGTGGCGCGAGCGGACTTGACGGATCGCATCGACGTCTCCGTCCGCCCCGGCCATGCGCAGGACCATTCGGTCGTTCTCAGCGTCAAAGGCCGTGAGGGAACGGAAATCGCCTCGCATTTGGAGTTCGGTTACGTCAACAATCGTGCCGGACGTCGTTTGGCCGGCATGCATTCCATGCGCAACGTTGCGTCGAAGCTGAAGGTGTAGGCCGTCATGGACAACATCTTCAAACACCTCGCCATCGATGTGAGGGAAAGCATCGACGCCGAACAGGTCGTCTACGAACTGTTGAACCGTGAATATCCGAACGAGGATTGGGCGTCGGTCGCAGTGTACAGCGAAATCGACCTCGACCTGAACGCCGTGACCGAGAACGGCCGGGTGATTCTCTATGAGGTGTCTCCCGGCCAACAGGTTGACAGGGGCTTGTGGCGGTTCACCGTATCGTTCACCGTTCTCGCCGCCGACACGAACAATCCGAGCGGTTTTGCCCGCGACCTGTACCGCACCGTCATGGGATGGCCGTTCGAGGAGAAGACCTCGGCAGGCAAGATAAGCCGCATCAACAGCATTGATTCCCCACAGCGTCGCAGCGACGCCAAGGAGAACCAAGGCAAGAACATCAAGGAATACGGTTTCGACGCATCAATGGACGCGCGGGACCTCATCTGACCTACAGGGGTCGGCCACATGGCCGGCCCTTTTCTTTTACCCAAATCCAATATCCGAAAGGAACCATCATGGCTATTAACGGCGATGCGCTGCTTCAGGCCGCGCGAGGAACCGTGTTCACGGCCCCGGCCAAGACCGCCATCCCGACTGCCGGCGTCAACCAGTTTCTGTTGAACTCCGGTAGTGTGAATGTCGGCACCGCGGACACTCCCGTTTGGGATAATCTCGGCCACACGTCCAATTCCAACAAGATCAGCTTCAGCAAGGACGGCGGCGACACCACCACCATCGACACGTGGCTGATGGCCGCCGCACGCACTTCCACCGAAGCCCCGACCATCACCGTCAGCGGCGCCAGCGTCCAGGGAGACAAGGCGACGTTGAAGAAGGTCACCGGCGGCTGGGATGGTGACCACGGCGGCGTGATCGTGCCCATCAAGCCGATCGTGCAGAAGCTCGCTTTGTTCGTCCTCGCCTACGATGACGGCGACAAACTGTCCTTCGGCTTGTATCTGCCGGAGACCGATTTCACGTTCGACACCATCGACCTGACCGGCGACGAGTTCGCCGAGTTCAGCTTCAACGCGGTGGTCAAGTCCACCGATGCCCTGAAGAAGGGCCCGAACGGTGAGACTGGAGGCTACGCGCTGTTCAGTCCGGAGGATTTCAAGTAGGGTCCGCAGCCATCCGCGCTGCGGATGGTGGAGACCCGCCAGCCACAGTCGAGGCTGGCAAGGATATCCGGCTCGCGGGCCAGCCTTCCACTCTCGGCGGGGTGAAGCTGCCGGCTCCCACCGCCTGACATTGATTCATCCCCATACGGTTCTCCTATCCGGGCCGTATGGGGATTCTTCATTCACGGATAGGGTTTCACGGATAGGGTTTCACGGATAGGAGGACGGCAATGACCGCCAAGAAAAACGACACCGAGACTCCGAAGAAGGAGTTTCCCGAAACTTTCGGCCAGCTTGTCGAGGAATACCCGGAGTTGAAGGGGCTTCCAGAGCTGGTTCCCGCATACGACTTCAACGCGGAGCAGTCCGCTGATTTCACGGTGCTTCTCACGCTTCTCGACAGTCAGATGCCGTTGCTCGACGCCAAGGATGATCTGATGGACGCAGCCCTGCTCGTCGCCCGCGTCGTATCCATCTCCAATGATTTCTACAAGGGTCTTGCCAAGGACGAGAAGGCTTACGAACAGTGGGCCACGGGCCGTGACGGCAACGTCCTGTTCTCAGCGTTCCTTGCCCTGAGCATGTTCTACAGGGTCGAACTGGGAAAATCCGAAGCGTCGAGGACGCCTACCGAAACTGCCCGGTCGAACTGACCTGCGACTTCAGACGCTTCTACAACCTTGATATGCCCGCCGCCCTCCACGAGTATGACGGCGGGTTTCTCGTAAGACTCCTGCAGGGTTTGTCGGGTTATGACGAGTCCCTGTACCGCGAATGGCTGCTGAATCATCCCATGCGATCCGAGACCGCCGATGAGGGCGAATCACGGCGCATGCTCTCCTATCACCGTTATTCGCAGGACACGAGCCTCCTGTTGGGCATTTTCAACCATGTGGGCGCGTTGACGTGCGGGCTCATGGAAACCAAGAACGGCAAGCACCCAGAGTTCACTCCGATTCTTCCCCCGGACACGGAACAGCCGAAAAAACCGGTCGAGGCGAGCCTCGATTCGATAAAGGCCCTGTTCTCCTCCTGATAACCGAAAAGAGGTTCGCCGATGGCAATATACGAGGGCGGTGCCGTTGGCATCAGCATCTACCCGGACACCACGGAGTTCGGTTTCGAACTGCGCCGCAAGCTCGCTAAGTACGCGGATGACAGTCTCACCATTCCGCTGAACATCGACGTGGACGACGCGAACTGGACGGCGGCGAAACGGCGCATCAACAACGACCGTCTCTCCAAGACCGTCGAGGTGCGAGGCGATACGAGCGCGCTGCGCAAGGCCGTGCAGGATATCGAGGAGCGTGACATCTCCCCGAAGGTCGATCTGACCAAGCAGCTGCGCGACCTGCGTTCCCTGCGTCAGAGGGTCGAAGCAGCCAACCGTTCCTTCCAGAAGTTCAACCGTTCGGTCGATACGAGTTCCGCCAAGTTCAAGCACAACAAGACGCTGGTGAAGCAGTACGGCGACGCGATGGACAAGACGTCCACGCTCACCCGCAAGTACGGTGACCGGCAAATCAACGTGCTGGATAAGACGAAGCGTCGTATCCGCACCCTGCAGGACGCGATTCTCAAGTTCAAACCGTTGGGTTCGAACGTCGTGGAGATGAAAGAGGCCAACCTCGCCATTGCCCGCATCAGGCGCGATATCAAACAGCTTGAAAACGATCCGGGCGCGAAGATTCGCATCGACATCGACCGTTACGCGAAGGTCATTTCCGACCTCGAGAACGTGGCCCGCAAGACCGACGAGCTGAACCGCAAGGAAGCCCGCGTCAAGTTCTACACGGACGGCGCGGACAAGCTCAAACGCGAGCTGGACGACCTTCGCCGCCGTTACGTGAACCTGCCCAAGGAGATAGAGGACTCCTACAGGCAGGCCATCGACCGCATGAACACAGCCGGCCATCTCGCCGGACGTGACAAGGACTTCAAATACGTCGCGAACCTCGATCTCGATGTGAGCGAGGCGCGGCGCAAGGCCCGTGATTTCCAGAACGACCACGACAAGCTGGAGATGGACCTCGACCTCAAGTCCGCTGCGGCTTCCGCCCACCTCATGTACCTGACCCGCCCGCGCAGCGTGGAGATCTACGCAAGATTGCATGCCACGGACATGGGCAAGCTCATCGACGGCATGCTCTACGGGGCCACCGGCCTTCGCGGCGTCAACAACCAGTTCCAGCGATTGGTGAACCTGTTCGACACGTTGGACACGAAGGTTCCCATACTGGGTGCGGTGGGCGCCGTCATCGGCGGAGTGTCCGCCGGCGCGGTGAACCTCTCCTCCAGCGTGCTCGGCGTCGCCGCCAGTCTCGGAGCCATGAGCAAGGCCGCGTTCGCGGCTCCCGCCGCCATCACCGGCTTGGGTGCGGCGTTCGTCGTGCTCAAACATGCGTGGGGCGAAAAAGGCGCCACGTTCAGCGACCAGATCGACATCGCCACGACGAAGCTCGCCGGTTTCGGCGACGCCATGGACGAGGCGTTCTACGAGAAGGCGCGTCCGGCCATCAGAAGCCTGATGGACGATGTGAGCGGCACGCTTATCCCCGGCATGACCGGCATCGCGTCCAGCGAGGGCAAGGTGGTCGAGGGGTTGGCGGACATCATCCGCGAGTCCGACAAGGCCGGCGAGCTGTCCACCATATTCTCCCGTACTTCCGAGGCCGTGGACAATCTCAATCCGGGACTGCGGAGCGTGGTGGAGTCGTTCCTCCGCTTGAGCGACGGCACCAGCCAGTACCTGCCTCGCGCCGCCTCCTATTTCAGTGATATGGCCTCGAAGTTCGCCGACTGGGTGGATAAGACCCGAGCCACCGGCGAGATCGTCGCGTCGATGAAGCAGGTGGTCGAACAGGCCGGTTATCTGAAGGACTCGTTCAAGGGCGTGTGGGGCATCGCCACGGGCCTGTATTCCGCGTTGGCGGAAAGCCAGAACGGGCTCGAGGGGTTCAGCACGGCTGTAGGCAAGGCCGACCGTGCGGTGAACTCCGCCAGATTCCAGACCACGTTCAAGGCGTGGGCCAAGGGCGCGGAAGCCGCGAAGAACGAGATGCGCAACGCCTTCTCGGACATCGGTTCCGCAGCCTACGAGCTGCGCGACACCACCGCCGGAATGTTCACCGATGCGGGCAATACGATCAGCTCGTTCACCCGTAACGCGAGCCGTCTTCTGAAAAACTCGAAGGACGGCATCAGCGGATTCTCGTCGGGAGTGTCCGAAGGCTTCCAGAAGGTGTTCTCAGCGGTTGGCGACGCGAGCCCCGCGTTCAACCAGCTGCTGAAGACCGTGGGCCAGCTGTCCAAAACGTTCGGCGGTACCCTTGCCGCCACGTTGAAGGCCAGCGCGCCGCTCATCACCACGGTCGCCAAAGCCGCCGAGGCCACCGCCAATGCGTTCAGCAGGCTGCCCGAACCGATTCAGGCCGCGATAGGCCTGTACGCCACGTTCGGCAAGGCGGGCATGACCGCTTGGAACACGGTGAAGACCGGTCTGGTCGAGAACACGCTGCGCATGGTCGAATACCAGAAGGCGTTGAACGGGCTCGGCGTGACCACCAAGACCGCCGGCGCGAGCATGAAGGATGCGGTCAGCGGTTTCATCGCCGCCAACCCGGCCTTGAATGGCATAGCCGACAGCGTGAGGAACGCAAACGGCGTGCTAGGAAAGACCGGTGCTTTGGCCAAAGGTGTCGGCAGCGCCGTGCTGGGCGCGTTCGGCGGGCCGGTCGGAGCCGCCGTGACCGCTGGCGTGGCCGTGGTGACTGCCGCCTACTCGGAGTATGTGAAAACCGCTCAGGCCAATGAGCAGGCGTCCGAGAACATTCGCACCGCGTTGGAGAAGATACCGGATTCCGCTCAGTCCGCAGCCGAGGGAATCACCGAGGTTGGCAAGGCCATCAAGGAGAATTTCGACAACACGGATTATTCCGGCACGAAGTTCGACTGGTGGTCGGATATGACCACGGGTTTTGATTCGGTGAGCGACGCGGCCAAGAAGCTCGGTCTCAACGTCAGCGATCTCACCAAGTCCGTTACCGGTTCGCAGGCCGAATACCAGGCGACACTTGACCGGCTCGATGCGACGATTGAGAAATACAATGTCAACGTCGGTCATGGCATAGGCAAGAACGCCGATCTGGCGAGGGCCGCGCAGAAGGTGAAAACCGCGCTTGAGGATCAGCGCAACGAGTACATAGCCAATTCCGAGGCCATTGCCCAAGCGAACGGGTATGCGGAGGGTTATGCCACGAAGCTCATCAAGCTTGGTGAGGATTCCGATTCGGTGTCCATCGCCATTTCCACTCAGGCCGAACGTACTCAGATGCTGGCCAAGGCTCAGCAGACTGCTGCGGATTGGGCAGAACGTCAACGCACAGCTCAGCAGAATGCGTTGAACGCGGCTTCCGACTACGGTGAAACGTATTCCAATATGGGGGATGCGATAGCCCGCGTCAATCAGTTGGCCGCGCAGAGCGGCCCGGTTTGGGATGCGAACGCTGCTGGCATCCAGGGCGTGACGGGCTCGTTCAACACGATGAGCGAGGCCGGTCGCGAGGCGCAATCCGCGTTGGAGAATCTGGGCAATTCCGGTCATGACCTGTTGAAGAGCATGGTCGAGTCCGGCGCGTCCACCGACGTGGTGAAAGCCAAGCAGGCGGAATTGGCGAAGCAGTTCCTCGCCACCGCCGACAGCATGGGTATTCCCGCCGATTCCGCGCAACGGTTGCAGCAGATCTATGGTCTGACCCCCGAGGAGGTCACCACCCTGTTCAAAGCCGAAACGGAGCAGACCAAGACCGCTCTCACCCAATATCTGAGCAATCTGCGAGCCATCTTCCCCGGGGACGGTAACACGGCGGTGTTCCAGACCATTCTCGAAGGCATCAACAGTGGTGCCATCACGAGCATGGATCAGGTCAGCTCGAAGATGGACGAGCTACGCAAGAACGTCAGCACCGACGGTTCCGGCAAGTACACGATTGTCCTTGATGCCGATGGCACTCAGGCGATCGTCGCCACCGATATTGTCAAGAAGCATGCCGAACTGTTCAAGGCCGGTTCTGATGGTAATGGTTACACGACCAAGCTGAACGCCGACGATCTGACGAAAGCCACGTTGGATTACGTCGAAGGCAATCTCAACGCCTACGACCAGTTGGCTCCGTCCGCCGACCTGAACGCGAAGGACAATTCAGGCCCGGCAAAGGCCAGCGCCGATGCGAACGCCAGCAACTGGGATGCCCAGCATCCCACCGCGTCGTTCGACGGTGACGCGGCAGGAGCCGCAAACGCCAAGAGGTCGGCCTCAAATCAGGGCTGGCAATGGAACGGCAGCAGCTATAACGCTCAGTTCGGTGCCAGTACGAAAAGCGTGTCCAGTTCCTTCTGGAGCGCCATGCAATCCGGTTGGGAATGGGCGAAGCAGAAGTTCTTTGCCGTGTTTGGTGTCAAACGCCAGAACGCTGAGGGCGGTGAGGTCGCTGGTTCGGGTGTTACCAAGACCGGACGTGTGGTTGGTCAGGGCAACAATACGAGCGATTCGGTTCCGTTGAATGCCTACACGGATGTGAGTACCGGTGAGTACGTGATACGTAAGGCCGCCGTGCAAAGCATGGAAAACCTGTACGGCAGGGGAATCATGGCCGCTATAAACGCGACCGGCAGCATTCCCAGCAAATACATTGCGGACGCGCGGCGCACCAGCCAGATCACCATGCCTTCCGGAGGGTTGAACGGCGGTTCCAAGTCCGGAGGCTGGTCGATGCCCATCGAAACCAGTTCGGGCGACACATACAACCAGACGTTCATCTATCCGAGCGTCACACCAATCGAGGTTCAGAAAAACAACAAGCTCGACCAGTACGCGAACCTCGGTCTCTTGCAGTAGGAGGAAATGATGCTCTCCACCATGTCCTACAAACTCAACGGGGTTGTGTTGGATACGGAGAACTGTCTGGTCATCGTGGGCTCCACGCTCATGCCGGGCATCAGCACCCGCAGAACGGTCACTACGGTGCCCGGCGTGAGCGGAACCCTGAATCTGGGTGTTCCGCCCGTGTTCGACGAGCGTGAGATCACGTTGAAAGTGGACGCCTTCACACCGAAAGTGTATGAGGAATCCTCTCGAATCATGCGATTGTGCTCCATGCCTAACCTGACTCTTACGAGGGTGAAGGACGGTGTGGAGCAGTCCACGCGGGTGGAGCTCACCTCGTTGACCGCCGACGATGACAGTTCCCATCCGAATAATCTGGTGTCGTTCACCGCGAAGTTCGCCATGCCGGACATATGGTGGCATGAATCGGAATATTGGGATCGCCCATTGCCATTGAACAAGGACGGTCTCGTGTTCCCGAAACCCGTCACCATCAACAGGTTCTGGACAAGATGGTCGGGAGAAGCGAACAACAGTACCTCACTGTTGGCGGATTTCATCACCATGTGGCGTGGTGAGGCCAACAATTCCGAGAGCCTATTGTTCGAGGGCGGTATCCCCGGCGACGGTTTCTGGGGAGACGCCCCGTTGACCGACATCGTTTTCCGATTCCCCAGCACCGTCACCTCCGTCTCCCTGACCGACCCCACGTCGAACACCGGCATCAGTTGGACGGGTGCTGCGGACAGTGCGAAACCTCTTTACATCAGGCCCGACATCATGCGCGCATGGCGTTCCGACTATGCGAACTCCTGGACTCCGACCGGCACGGACGTTTCCACCGGATTGGATTATCCGGCAGGCGGAATCCTGCAGGTATGGCCTGACATTTACGAACTGTACAGATTGAAGGTCACCGCCACGGGTGCGACGGGAGATGCGCTCATGCATGTGCGTCGCGCATGGTGGTGACGGGAAGGTACTTATGAAGAACCTCTCCATCCGTTTGAAGGCGTACAAGCCGAACGGCGACACTCTGGGCCTGCTCCCCCAGCCGTCCTCGTTTTCCGCGAGTTTCCTGCACGATGACACGGGCGCTCTCCGCTTGGAGTATTCCCGTAAGGCGTTGAATGGGTCGATTCTCGAACGCAAGCTCGAAACCGGTCTGGAAATCGCGGTCGAAGTGTCCGATGGCGGAAAATGGACGGAACCATTGAACGGTCGTTTCGTACTCATCTCCCGCAGCCGTGACGCCTTGGACTCTTCGGATACCGTGACGTTCACCTGCCCCTCCTACGCATGGCTTTTGAACAAGGCCCTTATGCTCGACCTCAATCATCTGGAGGGCGACGGGGATGATAAGGGCAAGCGTGTGTTCAAGAAGGCCTCTGCCGGTCTGGTCATGCGCACGTTCCTTGATGAGAACAAGACCCGTGGCGGTATCCCCGTCACCTGCGGTTTCGACACGGGCAGGGATTCGGCGGGCGCTGCGTGGAAGAGCGTCATGACGCTTGCCTACACGCCGGGCATCAGCAGTCTCACCGCGTTGGCGAATCTCGCCGGCAACAAGATTTGCGACTGGGCTTTCGACAAGCGGACATTGAAAATCTGGAACATGGACTCCACGGCATTATGCCGTGATCTGAGCCGCATCTCCGTCCAATTGGCGCATGACGTGCTCGAAGCCCCGGAAGAGGAAAGCATCGAGGCATTGGCCTCGCATATTCTCGTGCAGGGAGATAACAACAAGGCTTTCACGAGGGATAATCCCGCAGCGCCTTCCCCTTGGGGCAAGTGGGAGACGTATCTATCCCAGCAGGGAATCAGCGATGATGATACCGCCGCCCTCTATATGCAATCCACTCTGGATACTGCGGCACGTGTTCGAGGCCAGTATACGAGGGCCCTGCGTGTCAACGATGCTCCGAGTCTTCCTCTCATCGATTACCGTCCGGGTGACTGGATCACCGCGCCAACCGTCATGCATGGGGAGAAGGTGCGTGTCCAGCAGGTCACGTTGAGCTTGGAATCCAATCAGTTCAAAGCTTCGGTCGTGTTGAACGACAAGGTTTACGATGCGACCGTACGTCAGGCGAAACGAGTACAGGGCATCACCGGTGGCGCCATCAACGGCGGCACCGGTGGTGGCCTGCCCGCTCCGGAAAAAGACCATCGGACGCCGAAGGCCGTGACTGGTCTTGTGGTGCAGACGGACGCCTACATTGGTTCGGATGGTTTCGCGCATGGTCTGGCCACGGCTTCGTGGTCCGCCGTGACCGAAGCGACGAACAACACGTCCATCGAGATCAGCAATTACGCCATTGAGTGGCGCAAGCACGTGGATGGCGCGCCCTGGCATTCGGCAGGCACGACCGATAAGACGCAGCTCGGCTTCGGCGGCTTGGACTGCGGCACGCAGATCGAGGTGCGCGTCAGGGCCGTGCCGACGTATTCGGACAAGCTCGGCGAATGGTCAAGCGTTTTCGTGGCCACGGTCGAATCGGACACGACGCCGTGCTCCGTGCCGTCGAGACCGGTCCTCGCGTCCGAGTTGGGCGTGGTGACCGTCCACTGGGATGGCAGGACAAGCACTGGCGCGTCGATGGAATCGGACTTCGATCATGTCGAGGTCGGCGAGGGCGTCAATGCGGCCGGCATGACCGTCATCAGCGCCACCCAGTCCGGTCCGGGCGATTACCTCGTGACCGGTCTGACAGCCGGTTCCCGGCACGCCTATGCGCTGAGGTCCGTGGATCATGCTGGCAACCGTTCCGGCTGGTCGGCCATCGCCTCGGTGACGGTCGCGTCGGCTGTCTCGCCTGAAGAGGTCAAACAAATCCAGCAGGATTTGGCTGACAACAAGACGGCTTTGCAGGACAATACGGCCAAGCTCGATCAGGCGAGGAAGGACATACAGGCGAATCAGGCCGGTCTCGACGCGGCGAATCAGACGCTCACGCAGGCCAAGGCCGACCTGTCGCAGGCCCGGAAGGACATCGCGCAGGCCAAAAGCGACCTGACCACGGCGAACGGCGAGATATCGAAGGCGAAGGAGTCGGCTGCGCAGGCGTATGCCGAAGCCCACTCGAAGAACCATACCTTCCGTGGGCCTGACATGCCGGACGCCTCCAAAGGGCTGATCGTCGGCGACCTGTGGCTCAAGACCCAGAAGTATTGGACAAGGTGGAAAGGCGAGAAGAATAATTCGCCGTCCATGCTTGCCGACTTCTACACGTACTGGCAGGGCGCTCCGAACGCTTCGCCGTCCGTGCTCGTGCCATTGGCCGACCGCGTGATCGATACGCTCGTGTGGGATGGCTCCAAGTGGAACCGCATGGGCTATGCCGACGTGGAGGACAATGCGAAGCAGATCGAGCAGGCGAAGTCCGACATCGCGGATAATGCCGCGAAGACCACCGACGCGAAGAAGGCCGCTGAGAATGCGGCTGCCGCAGCGAAAAACGCGCAGGGCACGGCAGACAGTGCGAAGAGCGCCGCAGGCACGGCCCAGTCAACGGCGGATGCCGCCCAGACCGCCGCCGAGAGCGCGACCGCGACCGCAGGTCAGGCCAAGGATGCCGCCAATGCCGCGCAGACCGCCGCCGAGAGCGCGAAGAAGACCGCTGGCAATGCGCAGACTCTGGCGAACACGGCCAATGAGTCCGCCAATGCCGCCAAGTCCACAGCAGTCAATGCTTCGAGCGTCGCGACCCAAGCGAAAGCCACGGCCGACAGTGCGGCACAATCCGCCACCGATGCGGCGAATGCCGCGCAGAAGGCGAACACGGCTGCTGCCGCCGCCGCTGGCGTGGCGAACGGCAAGGCCGACGTGCTCATCCAGTCCACTGCTCCGGATGCGTCGATGCGCAAGTCCACGACACTGTGGATAGACACGACGAATGGCGCTAACACGCCGAAACGGTGGAACGGCAGCACATGGATGGCCGTGACGGACAAGGCGGCCACCGATGCGGCGAACGCCGCCGTCAAGGCGAATGATGCGGCCAAAACCGCTCAGTCCACCGCCGACAAGGCTCAGACCACGGCCGCGAACGCGGCCGCGCAGGCGAATCAGGCGCAGGCCGCCGCCAAGAAGGCGCAGACCACTGCGGACGGCAAGAATCTGATCTACCGTGGACCGGACGAACCCGCGCATGATGGGCTGAAGCCGGGCGACATGTGGTGGCGGACGCAGAAGTATTGGACTCGCTGGAAGGGTGAGAAGAACAATTCGCCGTCCATGCTTGCCGACTTCTACACGTATTGGACCGGCGCGCCAAACGCCAGCCCGTCCGTGCTCGTGCCGCTCACAGACCGCGTTATCGAGGTGCTGACGTGGGATGGCACGCGCTTCACGCCGTTCGACCTCGTGGCGAACAACATCCTCGCGTCTGGGACCGTGGCCGCGAAGCATCTCGCCGTGGATTCCGTGACCGCCGAAAAGGTCAAAGCCAATGCGATCACGGTGGACAAGCTCGCCGCAAACAGCGTCACCACGGACAAGCTGGTGGCCGACGCGGTGACCGCCGCGAAGCTCGCCGCCGACAGCGTGCAGGCGCGCAACATCGTCTCGCTCGCCATCACCACCGACAAATTGGCGGCGAACTCGGTCACGACCGCGAAGCTCCGCGTCACGGAGGACATGACCGTTGCGTTGCTCAACGCGCACAAGATCAATGCGGGCGACATCGTGGCTGGCGCTGTCACGACCGACAAGATTGCCGCCAACAGCGTTAACGCGGACAAGATCGCCGTCAACGCGGTCAACGCCGACAAGATCGTGTCCGGCGCGATAACCGTCGACAAGTTGGCCGCGAACAGCGTGACGGCAGTGAAGATCGCGGCTGGCACTATCACGTCCGACAAGGTGGCGGCGGGCCAGTTCAAGGGCTACGTGTTCACCGGCGCGATATTCCAGTCCAGCGAGGCTGCGAACACTGGCGTGAAGCTCAACTCGACGGGCCTGCAAATGTGGGATTCCAACCATAACCAGACTGTCTATCTTGACGGTGAGGGCAAGTCGAATGTGCTGACCGGCACGTTCCAGACCCGCACGAGCGGGCATAGGGTGCGCATCAGCCCGGATTATCGGACTAGCCTCGTCGGCGGCACGGAGACGTTCGTGGGCGACGGCATTGAATTCCCAGCGTACAAGGGGGAGACCGCCTACTGGAAGAATCCGGCCATCGCGTCAGCCATCCAGTCGAATCAGGTCGGTGAGATGGGCGAATTGGACTTGTGGAGCGGACGCGTCACCGAGCACGATCCGGCTGCTTTCCTGCAGCTCCAGTCCAAGCCGATCAGGAAGGGCGGCACCGGCAGGGATGGCGTCGTATCGCGGGTGTTCATCCTTGCGAACACGGATTATGACGAGCCGGACGAGAGCAAGAAACAGAGAGCGTCACTCAGTCTGTGCGGCGACAGTCCGAATGGTTCAAATGTCTGGCTCGAAGCTGCCGACGCGAACGGAACCGTCGGAGTCGGAGCGAACATCGCGACCGGATACCTGTATCTCGGCGGCTTTCTTGGCGGCATCACGAACCGTTGTACGTTCCACGGCGCTGCCGCGTGGAGGGCGTGGTGGCCGAATCCCGGCTACAAGATCGCGACCGGCGCATCAATGCAGGTCAACTGCACGTTCAGTCCGACGAAATACGGCCACTATTACGTGGTCGCGAACGCGGATTCGCAATGGGCCGGCATCATCGCGCACCCGGTAAACACGGGCGGCCAGAGCGGCTTCCAGTTGAAGCTTTTCAACGCCGACCAGCCTTGCCCGGTCGACGTGTATGCCGAATACCTCGCCTATCTGGTCAAATGATTGGAGGAAATGTTGTCAGCGACTTTCGAAATGGATGATAACGGATTGTGCATCATCCGCTGCGATCCGCCGGTGAACGGGTCGGACAGTTTCGTTTTCCAGCCTGATGTGCTCGTCTCGTGGAAGGCGCTGCTCGGATTGGCTTCGACCCGTGAAGCGATCGCGGCGATCATGCAGGGCAGGGAGGACGTGAGCCGGTATGACCCGAAGACCGGCAGGGGCGTGTGGACTGGAGCGTTCGAAGCGCTGGAATCGGCTTTGGCGGATTCCGCCACCAGTGTGAGCATGCTCGCCGCCGATGGGGAAGTGTTGGACGATCCGCTGACAGCCGCACGCAACAGGACGCGTGCCGGTATGCGATTGCCCGTCATGTCCAACGACATGGATGCGAGGCTCGTGGCCACGCTGGCTGCGGATGATGCTGACGTGGAGCCGTCCAGCGGCATCGACACGGCATGCACGCGGGATGTCGAGGGGTTGGACGCCTACCTTGAGGATGAATCCAGTCAGGCGATGCTGGACGAATGCGAGGAGCGCTTCTACGAAGCGCTCATGCCAAGACAAAACCAACAGAATTAAGGAGATTGATTATGGCCGATGTGACCACTGAAACCACCGCCGATACCGCGCCTACCGTGACACCCGCCGAGCCGTCTGGCGTGCTTGATTTGCGTCCGCCGAAGGAGTCGGTGCGAGCGGAATTGTGCCGATTGGGATTGGAGTTTTCCAGCGCTGACGGCACCGCCGAATCTTGGCGCGACTATCAGCGTGGCGTGCTCGCCACGTTCGACGATTCCGGCACGTCCGTCACGTTGACGGACGTGAAGACGAATCTCGGACGCACCCTCACCTTGGACGAGCTTAAGGCCGTTACGCGCATCGACACGATGACCGCCGCAGACTAATCCAGCATTCCAATTTTTTCAACCCCTGCAATCCACGCGGATTGCGGGGGTTTCGTATTTAAGGAGACATTTTGACTCAGCAGATTCCAGCCGACGCGAACGACGTCATCGACACGCTCTCCGCGCAGATCGGCACTCTCAACAAGCAAAACGCAATCCTGACCAGTCAACTGTCGGCGGCCATGAAACTGATCCCCGCCGACGTGCTCGACGCGACCAAGGAGACGGATAATGCAGAGGATTAACTGGTTCCCGGACCCGAACATGGCTAACACCATTTTCAAATGCATACCATCACGATGCACTGTGGATTTTCCGACCGTCAGCGGCTTCCGGTGGCTGCGTGCCACGACCAGTGGCAGTGGTGACATATACGCGCAATACCAGCTTGCGGGAGTCAATCTTCCACCGGCCGGCGTGTATCACATTTACTCAATCTGCTATGCGCAAGGCTCCGGCGCACTCTTCCGCGTCTATGCGAACGTCGGCAACAGATACTCCATCCTGTACGAGACTGGTATCGCAGACAATCAGACGAAGCCGATTGACGCGGACATCACGATTCCGGCCGACACGACGCAATTGCTTATACGTGTCGTGCCACCGTCCACGGTCGGCAAATTCATACTGATTCGCAACATTCTCCTCGAATCCAAGTCCACTTACGACACTGCCGTTGGGGGGGGGCTTCCGGGCTTCTTCACGGGAGACACCATGCCAATTCAGTAGGAGCGTCCGTCGGGCGGGTGATGCCCGATGATGGTCACGAACCTATGCACGAGCCCATCCTCGACCATCACCCTGAAAGCCGACAAGTGGGTGAATATCACGACCCTTCCGAGCGTGAATGGGGCGACATATCAGATCAGCGCCGAGATGAACGTCACAGGCGGCACTATCTCGATAATCGGAGCGGATGGCGACATCAACGCAAGACAACGTGTCAGCTACAAGATGATCATCAACAATTCCAATCCGATATCAATGAGTTATCACGTCAAGTCAGGCAGTCCGACCGTCACAGTGACGAACATGCTCATCTGCACGTGGGACGAATACCAGGCGAACAAGACCCTGCTCGACAGCCTCAACTTTTTCGACGGGGATACGATGCCGCTCGCCTAACCCTCATGGGGGTGGTCGCATGAGCGTCATTCAAAATCTCATTCCCGACCCGCGATTCAAACACGCGGAATGGTGGGCGGCGAACGATGCGACGATTGTGCCGGTGGCCGCGCAGTATGCGTTGAACGTGACGAATACGAACGGCAGCGTGGACTCGTTCGCAGAGTACATTCTGCCGGACATATCCGAGTACCGCGGCGTGAACATGACCTTCGCCTGCTCACTCACCGTGATCCAAGGCAGCGCGACGGAGTGCGGCAACGGACTCATCTTCGCACGCGAGAACAACAGTGTGTGGAATATGACAGAAAATGGCACGGCTACGGTTGGGAGGAAAATCCTGCAATTTACCCTGCCGGAAGACACGACCGCACTCGCACTACGCTTGTACGCGCCCGCCACGAAAGACAGTCTCTTCCAATGGTGGCGGCCAATCCTGACACCCACCGAGGACTACCAGCGTCTACTGTCACTTGGCGTGGATTACTTCGACGGCGACACAATGCCCTCGCAATGACAAAATTTTAAGGAGATGTAATGTGTTTCAGACGTTTCTAGCTGGTTTCGGGGGTGTGGGTGGCGCGTGCGCGCTCATCACGCTCGGACTTAAAGTCTGGCCGGGCGCTTTGGACGCGTTGGCCACCGGCCTGTACGCGCACGTACGGCCGGAACACCTGCCATACGATTCGCCGCTCTCGCAGCATTTCGCCAAGACACGGCGGCTGGGCGAGCGTACCGAGAAATTCGACGACCGTATGGACGAGCTCTGCCGCGACACGATCAAAAACACGATCATCAGCCTGATCTACGGCGACCAAGCGCACGACCATTCGGAGGCCGTCCGCTACGAACTCGCCAAACTCGAAAAACTCGACGCGCAATGCTGGATCGTCAACGCCGCCGAAAAATATCTGGAGGACCGGCAGTGACGCGTCTCATGATCGCAGGCGGCATATACCTGCTGCTCCTCGCGCTCATCCTCGTGTTCAATCATGGCGCGCACAGGCACTGATCATCCACCAGTTTCCAAGGCCACCCAAACGGGTGGACTTAACACCACGGGCGAGGTCGATAAGACGTTCACTCCCCGCCTGTACAAGATCGACTGATTCTAGCCCCACACCATTCCGTGTGGGGCTTTTCCATTGACGGCCCCGAGTGGGCCGTGACAATCCTGACCCACGACCGTGGGCCACAAACAACAATCCATCCCGAGAAAGGGGAAAACATTGGTCAATAACAAGGACAAGCCGAAGCCATGGCATAAGCGCCTGTTCGCCAAGGTCACGGCACTGGCCGCCGCCATCTGCATGATGCTGCTCCCGGCGACCGCGCACGCGGACATGCAAGGCGTGGACATGTCCAACTGGCAGTGCGGCGTAGACGTGTACAACATGCAGGCCGATTTCATCGTGGTCGGCACCACATGGGGCACGGGCCAAGTCAACAACAACTGCCTCGTGTCCGGCGTCAACACCGACGCCAACCGCATGATCGCCCAGGCACAGGCCAGCGGCAAGAAGTTCGGCCTGTACCATTACGCGATGGGCGGCAACCCCGAGGCGGAAGCCCAATTCTTCTGGCGGAATACGTCGAACTATTGGCGTCACGGCATCGTGGCGTTGGATTGGGAGATGGATGATAACCCCGCATGGGGCAACTGGGATTGGGTCCGCCGCTTCATGCGTGAGTGCGAACGCCTTTCTGGCGGCGTGCGCCCATTGCTGTACACCGGCCCGGTGGCTGGTACCATCCCGCAGGATATCCGCAACCGGTACGGCCTGTGGATTGCCCAGTACGCGAACATGTCGCCTACCGGTTATCAGGCATCCCCGTGGATGATCGGCGCATACGGCGAGGCCATGCGCCAGTACAGCGGCACCGGTGTCGTCAACACGTGGAGTCCCATCGACCTCAACATCTTCCGTGGCGACGCATGGCAGTGGGACCTGTACGCCAACCCGACCGGCGGCTCCACGCCACCGGCCACACCGGCCGCGCCCGCACAGCCGAACACTCCTCCGGCCGACACCAGCACGGGTGGCATCAGCCACGTCATGCAGTGGGGCGAGACCATCTGGGGACTCGCCGTAGCCTACAACGCATGGCCCCTGTCCGCATGGCACACGCCAAGCGGTGATATCAACCGCTACTACGTGGGCGATGTCGTCACCTACGGCGGCGGCTCTACTGCCACCCCCGCACCGTCCACCGGGGTCTCAAAGGTCCTCCAGTGGGGCGACACCGTGTGGGATTTCGCCACCTCCCACGGCTACAGCGTCAGCCGCTGCACCGTACCCTCCGGCAACATCAACGTCTACTACCCCGGTGACGTGGTGACCTGCCGCTAAACCAACCGATGCCGCCGTCACCCCGACGGCGGCACCACCCACCATCATCATCCTTTTTTGATCGGAGCAAACATGACCGACAGCAAAAACACGACCGACACCGGCGAAACGCTTCCCGGCGTCGATGTGAGCGACTGGCCCGAGCCGGCCTACGTCACCCATGACGTGCCCGACTGGCTCATCCCCAGCCGCGTCTACGACATCCTCAAATGGCTCGGCCTCATCGTCCTGCCCGCACTCGCCGTGTTCGTCAACACGGTCGGCCCCGCATGGGGCTGGCCCCACGTGGACGCCATCGTGACCACGCTCAACGCGCTCGGCATCCTCGCCGGCGCGCTCATCGGCGTCAGCGCCATCAAACAACGCCTCGACCGCGCCGCATAACCACACATAGTTCGGCCCCGCCCGGCATCGCAGACAGCTCGCACAGAGCTTGACTGCGGCCGGACGGGGCCGATTTCGCGTTGTGGCAGAGGGCTTCGCGGGCTCGATTTCTGCCCACATTTTGCCCACATTTTCCGTAAAAACAGGTTAAAAACCGTTAAAACCGGTTAAAACGGAAAAAGCCGCTCAGCCCTACTCCCGCAAGGCAAAGCGGCCATTTTCCAACCCGTTCTCAGCTCAGTGCGTCTTTTAACAAACAGAAGAAGCACCATCCGCGCCAGCCGGGACATCCGAATCACAACCCGCACCCATCCAACAGCAACCATCAACCAACACCACTCGCCCAGCGCCAGACACTCCCGTCACCCCTCAGCCCACACCTCGACCGTCTCCCTCAGCCCCATCATGGGACGTGCCAAGCACCGACTCACCCTCAACTTTTCCTGACACTTTATGAGGGGAAGATGACGTTGATGTCATCTGAAACTTACATGGACATCTAAAAATAGGGCGTTTTTTGACGTTTTTCATTGATTGATGTAAGTTTTGGCGTGCCAAAACTTACATCAATCAAAATCCACGGCTTTTCTGATGACGGATAATGGCACTGGAGCTGTGTCTTCGATAAGGTCAATATCGAGCGTTTGATCGCCGCAGGATTCGGAGTCGCATACAACCCGGTACGCATGGCCGCCAAGTAATCGCCGCGAACAAACACCACCGCCCCTCTCTCAGCATTGCTGGGGGAGGGGCTTTTCTGCGTTTTAGGGCGTCCTATTCTGCAATCGTCTTACAGGTTTCCGCAGTATTGCAACGTTTCCAAGGCGTCCTATTCTGCATCGGGCTTGTTCCTATTCAGCGGTTCGATTGGCTCTATCTCCATCGCCGAAGTCTATTTGCTGGCCCATTTGGTCGTAATAGCGACACTGATACATGTTGCAATGCTTTTCCCTGATGTAATCCACCACAGATTGCACAGCCGCATGTTTTTTAATGTCCAACTGCTGTTCGGTGATGGTTATTTTCTTCGGGAACTCGTCTTCTGGATGCCAGCCGTCGTAGCCAGCTCCGTTTATCACCATTCTGGGCGCGTTGAGTACGTACCCATATCGTTCTACGAGTCTCAATGCTTCATCGAATCCTCGGCCGTATCCTTCCTTATACGAAACTACATCAAGCTCATGCGGCATTTACGACACCTTTCTGTTCGATCTGCTTCAAGTCTAATGCGGAGTTCATTGTTTTCACAAGGCCAACAGGATGCACGGCGGTGAGGCTGATTTCAGCCGAATACATGGCGTGACATTGGACACTCAAGCCTTATACGACCTGCTGCCAAAAATCTGACCACACATTGCCCCTCCCCAGCAATGCTGGCAGAGGGGCGGTTTTCGCGTATTTACCGATTTGCGCCGTAAAGCCCCTGGCTTTAGCCATGGGGAGTGTCAAGCTTTCATGGGCGGAAGATTGAAATACAATCGGGCGATTCGCTCAGCTTCGCGGTTCTCCCTCTCATTACCAAGCAACAGAAGCCAGATGGCATTCTTCCCCGCTAGAGGAATCGGAGCCTTTAGCTGCTTTATACAGCCCTGCTCTTGTAAAAACTTTGCACCACGGCTCAGTCGGTTTCGCGCTGTCCGTGTGCGGGCCATTGTTGTTTCTGCGGCAGTGTCTAAATCATGTTCCTTGGAGTCGATGACCATGCCCATACCCTCTATCATCTTGTCCCAACCCTCCCAATAACACCAGTAGGCACGGTCTTGATATACGACGGCGTTCACATCCTCTTTGTCGATTACCTTCGAGGCCATGTAGGTCATCATCGACAAAGCCAGTAGGTCTAGCGTCTGCTTGCCGTTTTCATCAGTCTTGGAGAATTTGCCTTGGCTTGCAAGAGCATATACGCGATCTACATTGCGGTAGCCCATCTGTTCCGTCATCTTTCCTCCACGCCCTCGACTAAACTTGGGAGTGGAACTCTTGCTAGGGTTTCGTTTTTCAACCCTGTGGAGTCTTCACCTCCATAGGGTTTTTTATTCACACTCACATGATAACAGATAGTCACACCATAATGGGAATAGTGAGTCATAGTCAACGCTGATTATTGCTCACACCGACATGTGAACATACATAAATAGATACTAAAAGGCTTACATGAATATTTATACAAAAACCGATTTTTGATTTTTCGAGCGAATCACCGTCGATTCCGCCACGCCGAAACCGTCCCGCAGCCCAATCCGAAGATTTGTTGGAGAATGTTGGAGAACGACATTCCTAGACGCCGGAAATCTTACCCCGAGATACGACGAGACCCCTTGCAAACATTGGTATTCGCAAGGGGTCTCAATGTCTAATCAGCGAGTGATTCAGCACACCTTCCACATCCAGTTGTGCGGGTCCTCGACTTCGCCGAGCTGGATGCCGAGCAGCTCGTCGCGCAGTTCGCAGGTGAGCTTGCCGGAGCCGCCGTCGGCGACGGTGACATCGAACTTCTCGGACTTGAAGCGACCGATCGGGGTGATGATGGCGGCGGTACCGCAAGCGAACACC